ATCATATTGTACTGCAAGACCTCTTAATTCTTCAGCGATTGCCTTAACATAGAAATATGAAGATATATTACCACCTTTAAATCTACTACTAGAGCAAATGTTTAGATAGTCAATGAATACTATATCAGGTTTAAATGATTTCTTTAAAGAAAGTTCATCCATTAAATTTTTAAAATGACCTGCGTGAGCAGCTGCTGTAGGATATTCTTTAATGATTAATTGACCATTGATCTTACTTTGTAATCTTTTTGTCTTGGTATCGTATATCTCTTTTGGCATTTCATAAAGATCATCTATGGTCACGTCTAATAAATTAGCGTCAATTCTTTCTGCAATTCTTTCCTCTGCCATCTCTAAAGTTATGTACAATACATTTTTACCTTGAGCAATTACACTACTTGCAACGTGGCACATAAACAAAGATTTACCAACACCTGTACCTGCAAGAGCAACGTTAAGTGTTTTAGGTGGAAGACCACCTTTTGTAATTCTATTGAAGTATGATAGATCAAATTTTAATCGTTCTTCTACTCTATGGTAATAATCAAATCGGTCATCTGCTTGAGCAATATAATCGTGACCAATATGTCTATCAAACGAAACTCCTAATGCTTCTGATAATATACTTGGTATTGCTTCTGGTGTATTTTTTTTATCTTTACCATCAATGATTTTAATACCATGCAATACTGCATTATACACAGCACGATCTTTACACCATTTTTCTGTTGTATCTAATAACCATTGTTGTTCAACTTCTTCGTGTGTTAAACTATTTAATAATTGATTTGTATTTTTAAATTCATCTTCGGTTAGAGTTTTATTATTTGATAACTCAATAGCGATTGCTTCTTTTGAAGGCAATGCATTATACTTAATAACAAAAGCATTTATGATATTGTATATTGTAACCTCATCTCTATTTCTAAAGAAGTCAGGTTTAATAAAAGGAATAGTTCTTCTGGTAAAGTCTTCGTTATGAATTAGATTACTTAAAAGTGTTTTTTCAAATTGATCAGACATAATGTAGATAACTTCCTATAATATACTTTGGTTGATTGATTGGTTTTTCTCCTGTATGTTTATAAGTCCATAAAGGTGGGAACACTAACACTTTACCTGCTTCAGGTTTTACTGATATATCATAATCAGGAAATGTTGTTTCGCCTTTATCGTTATTGTTTAAATACATAAAAAAAACTAAAAATCTTCTTGCACTATTATAGTCGGTGACATCCACGTGGGTTTTAAATTCGTCTGTTTCTGGTTCATACTTCTTAAATCTTATCTGTTCAAAGCCCAACTTATCTGGCCATTGTTTTATTCTATCTATATTAACATCTTCTATATACTTTGTCAATACGCCACGAAGCTTTGTAAAGATTGTCTTTGTATATTCTTGCCAATCTTCGTGCATAGAAACATTTATTTCTGTAAATGATCTATGATTCTCTAATTCTGTTTTTACCCATTGTGATTGTGAGTCTTCAAACTTATCTATTAAGTGTTGGCATTGATCTGCCGTCATCACATTATCGTATGTTCTTATATACTTATTTGTTAAATCTGATTGTGCCATCTTGTAATTGTTTGTCTACCACTTCAACTAATATATCACCTACGTAATTTCTAAAATCCATACTTGTTGTATCAACATTATTAGGATTCTCTTTTATATCATAAGTAAATTTTAAAGGCATTTCACCTTGAGCATTTGCTTCACTAGCAAATTGTACTTTGCCATAGGTGTAAATTATGTCTTTATAATTACCTTCTACAATTTTTATACAACTAAAGTCGTCAACATCACGTTGAGCAAAGACGTATCTATTCTGCGCCATAGAGGAACTCTCTTTTGGCTGCTTCGTCAATTTTAGCGAGAACATCTTTAGTATAAAATTTAGTAGGTTCATTATTGATTGTTTTAGCATATTGTTTTGATCCGTCAGGTAATTCTATTCTTGTTGATACAGATTTAAAGATACCATGTTTTACTGCAAGTTCTAATAGACCATAGTGTTGATCTAAACCTTTGTCGTAAGTTAATCTTACATCAATCATAGCATTTTCTTTTGTTAATCTGCTCTTATAATTCTTACAATGTATTACATTACCAATTACTTCTTTACCATCTTTTTCTTTTCTTTTTGATAGATAAACTATATTACTTGCAGCGTATTTTAATCCAGATCCTCCACCCATTTCTTTTTGTGGGAACATAGAACCAATTACATCATAGGTATGATTAGTCATAATCATTGGCACTTTAGCCTTACCTAATTTTAAAGTTAATACTCTAAATGCAGCCTTGACTATTTGTGATCTAGTCATATCTCTTGTTTCTTTACCTTCGGCTGTATCTGTCATTTCTTTTGTAGTAGATAACATACCTAAACTATCTAATACAAACATAATAGGTTTTCTTTTACCTTCGTCTTGTTCTAAATATTTGTCAATCACTTTTATTGATTGATGTCTAAATTCTTGTACTGTGGCAACTGGTACTACAACCATTCTCTTACTATCAATGCCACGACTTTCAACTAAATCTTTTGTTAAAGCACTTTCTGATTCAAAGTAAATAACACCTGCGTCTTTGTTTTTATCAAGGAAGTGTTTTACAATACCTAACGCAAAAAATGTTTTACCTGTTGCAGCTTCACCTGCGATTGCTGTTATCTTATTACTTGGTAGTCCACCAAATATACTGCCTGATAATAGGGCGTTTAATGTGTATGATCCTGTATCTATGAAACCATCTACGTCACCTGCCGTCATACCGTCAGCAACTAGACTTGCATATTCATTGCCAGTTTCTTTTATAATGTCTTTTAAAAAATCACTCATTCATCTTCTCCTTGATAATTTATACAATAATATTTTATACTTAAAGTATAACACATTTTACGTATCTCGTCAAGCTGCTCTCGCTTGAAGTTATATGTCATTGTTTGTTTGTTCTTATATATCACTATTTGCATTAAATTTTAGTGGTTCTCCCTCCCATTCGAATCGCAATTTATCGTCTTCTGGGATCCAAATTGATGGGGGATGCTCTAAATCGTCTTGTCTTATATCTGTCCATATCTTATCATACAGATCACCTGTGTCCATAGGTCCTAATTGTGTAAAGACACTACCTTTCATTTTAGAGAGTCTTTGTCTTAATAATTCTCTATTATATTGTAGTAGTCTTTGATAATCCCAATACGCTTTCTTATCTTCGTAATCGGTTTTAGATATAGCCATACTCATATTTATTATTTGACCTTACAATATCTTTGACATGGACCTGGAGCTGTGTCAGGATCCTTCCATGTATCTGGTAGTTTTTTAGAAAACAATTCACTATCAACTATTTCTTTCATACTATGGTTGTCTAAATTATATTTTTCTTTGTTTTCTAAATACTCATCAACCCAAGGATGTGCCCCTTTGATAAAATGGTCATCTTCATCAAGTCTATCAAAGTTCCTTTTTAAATAACAACATTGAAATACTTGTCCATCTGGATTGACCAAGTATCTATTATTATTCTCACGCCATTTACAAATTATTTTCGCCATGTGTTGTTTTCTCTAAAAATTCTTTTTGGCCTTTCTCGTTAGTAAAATGCCATTCCTTTTTACTATCAAATCTATCACTATAATAGTGTTGGTGATTAAGTGAGCCATGTGCTAGTGCTAAATCTTTTATCTCATCCATATAATCTTCATTGTGTTTAAATATAATACTTTGTGATAAAGGTATTGCTTTAGTCGCTGATAAACTTGTTAAAGCGTCTAATGATTTTTTAAGTGATGTACTTCTTCTATATTTCGTATGCATTTCTTCATCTATACCATCTACATCTATAACCATTGATAAACGTCTACCACAATAAACACCTAGGTCCCAATAAAATTTATCTGTACGAATACTACCATTTGTAGTTATAAGCACTTTTGCTTTACTATAATCCATAATATAATGTACAATGGGTTGTATATCTTTTGCCATTAAAGGATCACCCCACGTTCCACAAAAACTTACTTCGCTTATATCTTTTAAACAATGTGTTGTAAATCGTTTTTTAAAATCTTCAAGCGACCATGTCGTTAAAGGTAAAGTCTTAACTGTACCTAAACCATTTACATCTGTTCTTTGGCATTGAGGACATTTTGCATTACACAAGTTCGTTATTGCTACATCAACTGTCAAAGCCTTTTGTCTTAATAACCTTGGATTAATTACTAACATAAGACTATTTATTTTTAAAATAAAGTTGCTCTTCTACTGTACCTAAAGTAATCTAGTTTTTCTTTTGAAAAACACCAAACGTTTTCAATGTAAATACGATTCATAAACTCTGCTTTTTCTTCTTCACTTTTAAATAGTTTATCTGATTTAGGTCGTTGCATAATTCTCATACCTATTTGACCGACAAAATTATCTTTTAAACTATCAACTAATTCATCACTTGAATAATATCTCTTATTCTTAATATTAGGATCCATGATATTAACAAACATATGCTTTGATCTTTCTAAACTCTTTTTTGCAACAGGTAAATAAAAATCATCACGCCATTTAGAATACTCATCAAATTTAGACCATGATTGATTTTCTTCTTTTTCACCACCCTCGTTATATCTTTCTGTTGAAAAATATGGTGGTGATGTAAAGGCACAATCTATATTGTCTATCTGATCCCATGGTAGGTCTTCAGCACCACAATTATAGATTGTGACTTTTTTAGGTGTTGAGAGAAAACTATTATATGTTTCTATTTGTTTTAAATATTGTTTGTAAGTATTAGGATTAGGATCACAGCCAATATATTCTGTTGCGTCACTAGCAAAGAAACCTGCAAGTCTATCGCCCCAACCACAACTTGTATCTAACACTCTTTTAGCATCCGTCATTTGATATATTGTTTTTGCAACATTAGGTTTAAATTGTGTTGCAATATATGTACCTAATCTAAAGGCAGATATATAACTCTTATCTGTTAATGAGCCACCTCTTAATTCTTCTTTACCATCAATCATTACTGGTTTCATACTATTAATACCACGCCATATAGGACCTAGACAACGCCATATATCTTTTGCTGTACCATTCTCCCATACATCCATTGGTGCTCTAAAACCAAAACTACCACAATTTAATCTTAAATGTTGATGAAAGTAATTACTCACATCATTATATACTGATGGTGCGTCTATGATACCTAGACCATGGTCTTTAAAATTATATTTGTAATCATCATACTTTTCTTTTATATTCTTTTCAACTTGTTCTATGGGTTTTACAAACTCCCATACATCTTGTTTCTGTAAAGATTTAAAACATTGACGCATTACATCAGCAGATATTTGTTTTAAAGGAAAGCAAGGTCTTACTTCAGCAATATATTCTGCTAATAGTTCTCTAAACTTCTCTTTACCTAAATCATTTGTGACCGTTTCAAAGGTCTGTTGATCCATTATAGGCAACTTATTTTCATCTGCGTATTTACTTAACTGATTCATCATTCCATTTCTTTAATAACCATATTACAAAACCATATATTATTATAACATATATTATCGCTAATGTCAATTCCATTTGGTTACCTCATTTCCCCATACATCCCAACCAGGAAAACTCTCTCTAGCAAACAATTCTATTCTTGGTAAGTCACCACAAAGGTTAACTATATCATTTCTGATTCTATCTGGTTTTCTGCTATGTTCTCGTCTTTCATCTACAACTAATCTATCTACATTACCACTTACTCTTTTTGGTTTTCCTTTTGTTGCTAATATACAAGTTTCAGTATTTGCTCTTGTCCAATAACCTGGCCCTTTAAAGTAATAGTTTTTAATTCTATCTTTATTAGTCTTCACCCAGGTAAACCCTACGGTCTTGTATTGAAATCCCCATTTCTCAACAATAGGTATTTGTTTGTGTAATAATGGATCAGTACACCACATAAACAATACACAATCTTTATCTGCTAAATCACCAATAGGTAAATTCTCTATGTCTTTCATAGTCATTGTTGGATAATGATTTGCTGGATTAGTCTGTGCCTTATCATTATTCCAATTCTGAAAATGCCAAGGTGGGTCAGCGTATATTATGTTATATTTTTTATTAGTATCCATATAGTTAATATTATAATGAAAAACATTTTAGTATCTATTTGAGTCATAGCAATTCTTTCACCTGCTTTAGCGGCTATCCAAATTGTCAGATATAAAAATAACATTGCCTCCATCATAATTTGTATTCAAAATTTTGTGTCTCCTCATTAATGTGTATTTGTTTTGCACCATTTCTAATATGAAAGTGTGTTGCCATTGGTGTTAAGGGTGATAAGGTTACCAATCTTTCAG